GTCTTGCAATTGCTCAAATATAGCTATGCAACTTGCTACGATAAAATAATATAGATTCCATTTGGCAGTTTGACTTGTTGAGGTCAATGCCGATAATGTTGGGTCTGCATTCTTTGCATCCAACATACTTTGTTTGATTTGGGCTACTGTTCTGGCCATTATACTATTGATGTTATAAGTCCTTTAACTACGGTAACTGTTTTGCCGTTAGCAGTAGTAAACGATCCTGTTGCACCTGTTGCAGTTGTATAACCAACGATAGCATCAACAGTTGTTATTGATGTAACTGCATTTTGATTTACTATTACTTTTTCAGTACCTGTAATTGCGCCTGCTGCTGGTAACTCGGAAATTTTTTGCTCTGCCATTTTATTGTTGTATTATAAGTGTATAACCTGTTTCTGTTAATAATTCGTAACTTAATTCACTTGTTAACGCTATTGATTCAGGAATAAATCCAGTGCGAATAATTGCGTTATCTAATTGTGGACTGTTGTTTGTAACCAATGTTGTAACTAACACCTCTGTTGTTGGGCCATCCATTGCAGAATAGTCAAAGCCTTGCATTGTGTAAGTAATGATAAATTCTTGAATATTCGTATGGTCTGCCGATTGAATTTCACTTCTGCGCAGGAATCTACTGTTATAAGGTGTTGACCAACCATGTATTAAAGCATTTAAGTCTTGTTTTAGTTGCAATACATCGGTGTCTTCTGTCTTATAACTTTCGAATCCTAAATGCAAAGCTATTGACATTGTGCCTTGTTGTTGCCCTTGTAAGTTTTCAATGTAGTCGGCAGATGGAAACTCAATAAAACAACAAGGATAGTTAAATGGAATGTTAATATCCTCACGCTCAAATTGGTTGTTCCATAGTGCAACATACTTCAATGATTGAAGTGTGCTGATACGTGCCTTTAATTGATTATATATTGCTAATTGCATTATGTAAATACTTTATCTAATCGTTTAACAATAACTGCTTTTACTTTCTCATTTAAGTTGTAAGAATCGCCCATAAATTGACGCTTGGGCATATTTTTTAAACCATTGTTATGTCGCGCAGCATAAACCAAATCAGTGCTAATTTTAATAGTTAACGCGGCTCTGTTTGCAGGATTACGTATAATTGACCGCCTTAAATCTCCAGTCTTAACTAATATTGCGCGTGTTGTGTCATCAACTACCTTACCGCTTCGTGTTGTGTACGATGTGCGCTTTCTCGGTTTCCATTTCTGCACATTCTTGTCATCAAAACCCTGCTTCCTAAATGAATCAACAAAGAATACTTTAGCAGTATTACCAACATCTACAATAGCCGCTTCCATCGCTTTACGCGCTTTCTTTTCTGTCTGTTTTAAATCGAATTTATTGCTTTTTGCCATTATGTCGGTATAGGTAAATTCCAATTCTTTTTAGCCATTTCTTTGTCACCCTTTGCAACATCAAAGTAAGGGTGCTTATCTTTGCCCTTTTCCTTAAACACATAGCCATCAATACCCGCGTTCATCCTAAACAATGGCGGCACATCATTAGGCGGTGTAAACTTGCTCAAATCAGTTTCTTGCCCCTCTGATAGTTGTATTACGGTACAACGACAACGCCACCCATTCGGGGGGTAGTATTGTTTCCAGAATGGGTCGCTTATTGGGCGAATGATGTTATCTAATGCCGCGTGTGTTGGTCTTACTCTGCCATCTCCAATAGTTTGATATTGCAATAATGGCAATACATCGGCATCGGCTTCTATACGCTTCCAATCTGATGCCATACGTGCTGAAGCTTTCGCAGTTTGATACTCGGCTTGCAAATAGTCTTCATTGTATAGCTTAAACATCGGTTTAACTGCCTCTTTAAACTTATAGAAGTTTGATTGCAATTCGGGGTCGGCTAACATCGCAGTCATTGCCCTTGTTTGTTGGTATGTTTTAGCACCCGAAAATATGTAGATGTTATTGGTTAAATCGGCAGTTAATATTTCATCAACCACTGGCGCCAAATCAATGCCATCTCTTAAATATTTTGCAGTCTTTAAATAAATTCCTTCCGGCAACACTTGGTTATTAATCGCACCAATCCACACATCATTCGACATACGATTAAAATCGTTTTCGTCAAACGGTGTTGGTGGGTCAACCTCCTTGTCAATATTCAATATGTCGCAGTAGCCGCACATCTAACTATAAATGTTTCTTAATCGTTTTGCAATGTTGGTTGGTTCGGTTGGTTCTTCCTCCTCTACACCCATTTCATCCATTAAATCAATGCCGTATTTATGCTCTAAATATTCGTGTTCAAACTTAACGTACGGCATAAATGAAGCATCTATCTTTGCTTGCTCCATCAATGGCAGATTCTCACTGTCATCATACTTAAATGTGCAACCTGTTAAGTCAAAACCATTACGAACCATCATTGGCACTAACTGGTCTTCAATGATGAACTGCATCTTTAACGTGTCTTGCTTTGCAATCATAGCAGCAACACCCTCATGAACATTAGCACTACCTGAATAACTCTTTTCATCAGTTGTGCCTGTTTGCCCTAATATTATTTTGCTGATTTCTGAATTGCAACGCTCCACCATTTTATCAAACACTGCATAAGCATCGGTTCTGCTCGCTTGCATCAATTCAATGTTATCGTTTAAATCCAACACAGCCCACGAAGCTACACCCATATTTCGGAGCATATTCTCCATGTTTTTGCGTGTCAATTCATCGCGCACATCGGTTTTGCCAACTCTTATCGGACTGCCAAACACTTCAGCAAATTCAGCCCATGCGGCCATTGCGTTTTTCTTCCAAATAACGTATGGCGCAAGGTACATCATTAATCCTAAATCTTTCTTTTCTCCTACACCTATACACCAGTTGTTGTATGGTGACACATCGAAATGTTTGCCCTCTGTTACGGTTGCTGTGTTGGTGCGAACTAAACTAAATTCAGGCACTACATAAATGCGCGGAATCAATTCAACACTTGAATACTTATCGTTAATAATTGCGCCAAATTGAATGCAACTAAAGCCCCAAAATATAGAATCTAAAGATAAACTTTGAAAGTCATAAAACCACTTTTGGTTAAACAATGCAGTTTTAGATTCATCACATTCGCCATCAGGGCCATAAACCATAAACTTCTTGCTCAATATCTTTGATTTACGTTGCAACATTGCTGATTGCACCTGCCCATCTAACACAATCTGCTGATAGGTTTGCATCAATAAAAAGCGGTTTGGGTACATCGGGCTTTCGGCCGCTTGTAACGCAATGTTAAACTTTGTCGCATCTTGTCTAACACGTTGCAACTGTTGCTCAAAGTCAATAGTCTTACGTATGTTAGCCTTTTGCGGTTGTGGTTTATTGAAGTTAAATATATCGTTATACCAAGCCATTATTTAAAGAAATTATCTTGTTTATCTAAACTATTTCCGTAGCGAATTGAATAGCCAGTGCTATCGGTTGAATTGATGTTTAACACCTCTGCCGTATCTGTGCCGCTTGCCCATCTGTCTAATTGGTCAAGTGCTTCTCTATTGCGTTCTATTCTCAAATCGGGTATGTTTCTTGGGTTAATCCTTGCGTGTAGGTTATACAATGTCATATCCATTGCAAGCTCCACAAACATCGGGTAACGATTATCGCCAACAGTCCAATAGGTTGCGTTGCTTGTTGCAATGTTAATCATTTTAGACCAATAGGCAGTTAATGTCAATGCTTGGTTTGTGCTTGCTGCAATAGCTGTGTAAACAAAGCCGTTGTCATCGGTTACAATGTTGCCTATTATGTATTCGGTTTTATTATCCCAGCGATTAAAGTCATTAACGTGTGTAATTACTTCGCCTAATATTACTCTGTCACGCGTGCGGTAATGTGTTGCTGCTGAATAGGCATCCATTGTGCCTAATTCAATGTCAACCATGTAACGCTGCACCAATTTAGTGCGCATTCTACTTATGGCCTTAACCTCGCTATCATACAAATTTTGCGGGGTGTTCTCGGTTATTTGATTGAGGTCAACCGTTTGAATAATGCTAAGATAGTCGGAGGTTTTTAAGAATCGTGCCATGATGCAAAATAATAATAAAAAATTTGATAAATGCTTAAAATGTAACTAAAATCTACTTGCTGATTTATATTCAGCATCTCTACCCACAACAACAAGCGGTTTGATAATTCCTGTTTGAAACCTTGCATATTGTGAGGCGAATACCGATGTGATTAAGTAACGTGTTAAATCTACAATGTGACCAAATGGCTGGTAACTTACTTTGGTCACAGGATCGGTTACTGTGCGCTTATCTACTTTTCCGTTTTTATCCTCTTTGGTATTCTCAAAATCTAATATTGCCACGCGGCAACTTTCATCAGCTATAAAACTAATGCCTTGCTCATTGTAGCCTAATATCGCATTAAAGAAATCGGCACTCGGGCGCACATTTGGATTTGATTTAGCCACTCTGCGAATCGGTTTAACTTCATCTAATTCGTTAATTAGTAAGCGGAACAAATCAAAGCCCTTTTCTTGTTTAACGTCATCCTTTTGCGATGTGCTATCGCCACACACATAAACATGTCCGTTATGCTTCCAATGTCGAAGTCGTTGCATTATAGCCCTGCCCATTGCTTTGGTTGTGTTATCGGGGTTTTTTAGCGCAATGCAATCAATCAATCTTATTTCGTTGTCATCACTAATTTGAAAGATGCCACATGGAAAGTAAGGGTTTACGTTTTCATCAAACGAAAGCCAAACTGCTAATGATGGGTCATAGGTTACAATGCCAGTGTGTTTGATAGTTGACCAACTTTTAAGAAATTCGCCACCAAAATCAACTTTGCCCCATTCGCCTAAAACATAAACTTTGTGCAGGTTTGGGTTTGCTTTAACACGTTCGGTTAAGTGATGGATGTAATCGGCATCTAAAAACGAATTATCTTTATACGTTGTATTCATCAACATGGTTTCAGCATCGGGTTCATCAAAGAATCTGCGCTTTATCCAGTGTTGCTCACTTATTGGGTTAAATGTAATAATAAACTGTTTGTAGTTATTCGTTTCGCCTCGCACCCTTAACTCTAACTGATTAAAATCTAATTCATCCAACTCGGTTGCTTCCTCACACCAAACTGATGTGATGCCTGCAATTGATTTAATTTTTTCGGGGTCATCCATTCCGGCACAAAGTATTTCGTTGCCTGTTGGATTGTGTGTAAAGCGCATCTCACTTTTGTTTATCGTAAATTCGCTAAATATATCGTATTCTAATAGCTTATCAACAAATAACTGATACACACTATTACGAATTGTTGTTGCTACTTTTCTAATGCAAAGAATGCGATGCCCTTGCTCGGTTGTTATGCGCAAAATTATCTTTTGAACTGCCGCTATGGATTTGCCCGATCCAATCAGCCCGCCCCGCCTTTCAATACCAAGTATCTATGTTGGCTTGAAAGTGCGGGGCGGTATGCTTCGTTAATTTTTACTTTACTTTTTAGCATCTACAAATTCTACTTGCCACATTTTAACCGCTTCACCTTTTGTAGTCAAATCAGCATTAACAGATGTTGGAATAAGTTTAGCAGCCAACTTGTAAAACTCGGTTGGGTTTTCTTTTGCCCAATTAGTCAGTTTAGCTTCTTTGTCTTCCTGTAACTCACTAAACGCTATTTCAAACGCTTCTTTTACCGATTTGGTTAGTTTATTAGTTGCTCCTTTTGGTTTTCCTTTGTTGCCTTTTTCAAATTGTGCCATCTTTCGTATATTTTTCGTATTTTTCCGTATTTTTCGGATATTTTACACTTTGCAAAGATAAGAATTATTTTAATAAGTTTAGTATTAGGCTTTGAAACTCTGGTAGTGAACGAATGATGTAATATTGAAAACCATTGCTTGTAATCAACCATTGCCAATCTTTTTGACCTGCTGATTGCACACCATCAGATGTTTTAAATTCAATCATAAACGCTTTTGCATCATAATAAAGCACCATATCACTTCGCCCAGCTATTAGACCTTTAGCTTTGTTTCTTGCCCCATCAATTTTGTTTTTGCTATTGTTGAGGTTATAGCACAATAAGCCACGCATAGTGGGATAGGTGTTGTGAAACCAAACGTAGCAATCTTGATGTAACTTATCTTCTGAACACATTATATCTATCTCTGTTAAAGTGTAACCAACCTTTTTTATATCCCATTAGACCTACAAACTCCATTGCATCATCAATATCAGTCATTTGATGCAATATGTACGCTGGTTTAACAAGACCAGCCTTGCACATAGCTACTCTCTCTATATTACTTCTTTTCATAGCCAAAGAATTTAATTTTGGCTTTGGCAAAAGTACTAATTCTGCCATTTCATTTTGCGTTCTTGTTTTCGGTTTGTAAATATAACCACAAAACTTACATTCTACTGAACGTGCAGGAATAAGTGCCTCACATTGTTTGCAAGACTTCATTGGTTCTGCTTTCTTATTTTCTTTTTCCTTTTTTTCTAAACTCCAGTATCTATTTTGCTCCCAATATCCGTGCCTTGAAATATTGCTGCCAAAGTCAAGAATAGTAAACTTTGACTTTGTTGGTGTTACTCTACTACCTCTTCCACACATTTGCAAGAATAAAGGTAGTGATGTCGTTGCTCGGTAAAGTATAACTACTTCGATATCTGGCTGGTCATATCCAGCATTTAATATTCCGCAATTGCAAACTACTGCGTTAGGTGTGTTGGCAAACCACTCAAGTATGCTTATCCTTTCAGCATCTGGTGTTGTACCATCAATATGCTTTGCTTTAATGCCACTAATATTAAATTGCAAGCAAACCTGCTTTGAAGAATTAACATTTGATGCAAAAAGTATAGCTTTTTTATTAGGTGTTAACCTCTTATAATTAGTA